TTACATTTCTATATGCTTCAGGATCTTTATCTTGTAGAGTAAATATTTTATCAACAGCATCAGTTAGTTTACCCATAAAGGTTTTTTTATTTGGTTCTGCATAGGCTTCATTAAGTTCTTTGATTGGGCCTATTTTTGGAATCTTACCACCTTCTTTTTTTTGAGGATCCTTTATTCCACCTGATAAATCTGTATCTGGTTTTGGTGTTGGTGTTTCTAATGATGGTTCAATAAATCTATAGCCACCTATAGCATTAGGATTTTTTTCTGCTTCTCTTGCGAGTATAGGATCAACTTGACCTTCACCATATCCAACAGTTGCAGGTTGTGTCATTTGTGATAATGATCCTAATGCTGCTGTTCCAAGTAATCCAGGAAAGAAAATTCCTCCACCAAATTTTTCAGGTCTTAAACTAGGATCTGATCCTTTACCTGAGAATGGTGTACCAATTTTACCATATCCCATATCTTCAGATTGCATATCTGGTAAATTTAATTCAAAAAATCCACCACCTAAATCATATCTTTGTACCATAATAATTTCCTAACTTCCTAATAATCCTGCTAGTCCACCAAAGATTGCTCCTGGCGCACCAAACATACCATAACCTGTTTGTGCTAAACCAAATGCACTAGTCAATGGATTAGCTGATGGTGCATATTGAGTTGTGGGCATACCAAATCCAGCAGCTCCAAATGGAAACCCTGCAAATTTAGATAGCCTGTCATATGGTGACGTTTGTTCAAAGTTAAATCTATTAATACGATCTTGTAATTCTCTAGCTGCAAGATCTTCATATGCAGAACCAACTCCACTAATACCAGATATACCTGCAAGCCTTCTTGCATCCATAGTATCTTGTAATCCAGGTAATGCTCCTGCTGCTTGAAACTGTCTACTTAATGCAGTTTCTCTAGATTGTAGTTCTCTAGCTCTTTCTGCTTCAGCTGCACTTTGAGCTATAGGTGCGTATGCATTTGCAAAACCTCTTGCTGCTGCTTGCTGCGCGCCTGGACTTGTTCCTGTTCTACCCATACCACCAAATTGTGTAGATATATTACCCATAACATCAGAACCAATACTTGATCTTACATCAGATAAATAATCTGCTTGAGGTGTTAATTGAGAATATGCACTTGGCATAGATCCAGATGCAAATCCACCTAACGTATTACCTGCCATATTATATAAAGAACTTGGCCCAGCCATTTCAGTTCCTAATCCTTTAGCCATATCTAATGCAGCTGTTGTTTCAGGTGCAAATGGTACTACTGTAGATCCAGGATAGTATGATGAGCCTACACCACTACCATATATTTTAGCAGCTTCAGCCAATATATCTTTTATGTAAGGTTCAGCTGGTTCATATATACCTCCGCCTTCCATTATTACTTCTGGATCACTTCCTCCGAATGACATATTTTAGTCCTCCAATTTTCTTTCTAATAAATAATGTGTTATTTTATAATTGTGTTTTTTAAGTATGCGTGACCAACCTGGTCGAGCATATGTTTCTAGATGAGTACAACCTTCTTGTTTGGCGTAATCTTCTAATGTAGCAATTTTATCTTGCCAAGACTTTTTATCTTTACCAGTCACTATAAATAAATTTAATGCCTTTGTATTACTACGTTTTAATATCTTAGTTACTATACAACCTTGATATTTATTTTTTCTTTTTTCATTCCATAAAATCCATAACTGAGATTTACCTTCATTTAATTCTTTTTGTATATCTTCTAAGTTATAGTGATTACCAGAATATTTTAATGCTTTTTCAATAGATTCATTAACAAATGGTTCAACTGATTTAATTTTTTCTGTAGGTATAAATACAGGTATTGTCATGTAATTTCTAATATAGATATTGTTCCGCTAAAATGGTTTGCAGATCCAGCTTCTAATCTTAATATATCACCAGATTCTAAAATTATGATACCATCAGATATATCTTGAGATGCACCTGCGTTTATTGAATGTTGATCTATTTGAAACTCTGTACTTGCAGAACTATCAAAAACATAACCTTTAATACTATGATTACCAGAACCATAATTAACTGTATGAATGTTTTTTACTAAACAAGTAGATCCAGATGCACAAGTATATACATCTGTTTTATTTGTATTTGTTAAATTAAATTGTGCGTTTCTATAATTGTGTGCCATTAATCTTTATTATCCTCATCTACTCTTTTCCAAAATTCGTCAAGAGCATTATGTTCACAGTTAGAGCATTTGCATACAGGACATTGACCATTGTTGCTACAATGACATTCATGTTCGCAGTTTCGACACATCATATTAACCTCCAAAGAACCAGGATGCTACCTCATAATTTTCATCATTATGATAGCGTACTAGTTGATTTAAAATATCTTCAATAACAAGTTGAAAGTTTGCTTGGTTATCTAAGTCTTGATAGATAAATTCTAGATTGCGTTCACTAGTCATTAAAATCTAGATGTTCCTTTATTTTTACCACCTTGTCCACCAGCTCCACCATGTTTACCACCTTGTTTACCAGATCCATGTCCACTTGGCCCACCGAAGCCTCCGCCTCCACCTCCGCCTGATTTTTTTTGTGCATCACTAATACCGCCAGATACATCAGTATCTGTAGAAGTTGGACCTAATTTAGTATCACCACTACCTTTATCAGTATTACTTACTAAGTCTGATAGTGAAAACTCTTTTACTGTTTCTATTATATTGCCAAATAAACCAGGTATTTTAGGTTTATATCCAGAAAGAACAGGAGGTCCAGCTATTTTAAAAGCAGGATTTGTTAAAGGATTTGAAAAAGCACCAAAACCTGATTTAACATCAGCCATTAGTTGATCAACATTTTCGTAACCTTTATTGCCTGCCATGTATCCGCCTGTGTAATTTCCTGAATAAGGATTATTAAATCCATCACCACCGCCAGATAGTATATTTGGTAAAGTTTGTATAGGCATAGGTTCTTCTGTAGTTTCTCTTAATCTACCAGTAGTAGGATCTATTTCACTATCTCCTGTACTGTATATAGATTCAAATGAACTTGATCCTGGGAAGAAATCTTTTTGATCTGTTCTATATGCACTCATGTACTCAGGTATAACAATTTGTGTTCTTCCAGTTATTGGATCAGTAATATATTGTATTTGTTGTCCAGGTTGTGTAGCATCTTGTCTAATAGTTTGTGATTGTGTATTACTTAATAAACCAGAAGGTACAGGAGTTCCAGGAAAATACTCTTTAACATTTGGATTTGGAATATTGATTCCTTGATCTCTATCGTCTATTCCATCATTATTATAATCTCTAAAGTCAGCAGTTCTTACATTTCCAAAACCTGATTGTAGAGTAGGCATATTCAGTACATCATTACCAAATGTTTTTTTGCTTTCAGGGTAAGTAATAGAATCATATCTCTGTCTTATTCTATCAAAGTCGATTGGGTTTCCAATAAGTGCCATTATCTATATCCTTCTTTTATTGCTTCTATGTCAAGTCCTTGTGCATCAGACCAAGTTGTTGATGCGGGTACTTGAATGTTAATTTTAAAATATCTTGCAGATCTATGAAACGGTATTGTTCCTGTAGAATGCATACTAGTTTGTCCAGAATTAGATGCAGTATCTGATACTCTATTTCTAAATGATATAGAACCAGTAGCATTATCTGTATCTATAATAGGTCTTACATGAGTTAATAAAGATCTACTCTGTGGAAATATCTCTGTTTCTCCTGTACCAAGTTCACAAGCCAATGTATTACCATTAAACTGTCCAAGAAAGTGTGATGTATTAAATACACCAAAACTTGTTAGTCCACCTGAAAATCCAGCATCATCAAAAGACACACTAATCTGCTCTATATTGTTTGTACCAGCAGATGGAAAGTCATCTAATTGTTCTAGTGTTTTACCTTCTGATAAATTTTCAAACATTAGCTCATGGTCAATTTCTACTACTGACCATCTTCCAGTTTCATAATTAAATACTAATATCTTATCATTTTGTGTACTAGCTGTTAGTCCAGTACGAGACGGATAAGACCAACATACTAATTTATTTTCTTGATCTACTGATGCCCTTACTCTTTCTCTAAGGTCTCTTTTAAGATCACCTTGAAAAAAACGATCCACTTTACCATTACCAATGGGTTTAGATGAGTTGCCATCAGTAACATAAAAACCATCTTCAGATAAAAAATATACAAGATTACCAACTTTAATTACATTCTTACCTTGTACAGCACCTCTGTTATCTTCAATACGTCTAAAAGAAAATATAACATTACCACCTCTAAAATCCATTCTGGTAATTCTATTCTCTTGAAATATTAAACCATACTGTCCACCAACAATACCTGTAATAACACCACCTTCAGGTAATGTTTCAGAGTCTGCTTGATTTACTCCAACAGTCCATGATGTAGCATTATTAAAGCTAGACCATTGTACTACGTTTTGTGCAGTAGGTTGAAATCCAGTAACAACAAAATTACCTACAACAGCAGCATGTCTAAAAGTAGGAGGTGATCCAGTTAAAGCACCAAAGTCAGATGATGTTCCCATAGTCCACGCTTGAGGAGCTTGAGTACCATTAAAAGCAATAACTGTTTCACCAAACTTTATAAAATCCCAATAGTTATTACTAGTTGTGCTAAATGTAGTGCCACCACTTTCATCAACAAATGAGTTAGCAGTTAGTTTGTATAATTTAGTAGCATCACCTGCAAATATAAATACATTACCACTATCATCTTTAAATGTACCAGCTCCTTGGCATCTTGCAGTTAAAGCATTACCACTAGATGTTTGAATACTTTTCCAAGGTCTGTAACTATTTACAGCAGGATATACATTTTTAGCTTCTGTTGAACCAGGATTTAAATGATCTGGTAAGTCAGGTAGCCATTCTCCAAAAGGTACTTGCATTATTTTACGTTATCAAAGTTATTAATATTTATATCTGTTCTTTGTATCAATGGTGATCCATTGTATTTATCTTTTTCATCAACTGCTTCTACTTGTTGTAAAGCTGCTTCATATTGTGCTTTAAATTGAGTTATAGTAGTTTGATCCATACCCCTAATAAATGTAGATGCAAAATATAATGCACCATATAAATATACATCAGGGTGATTTGTTAATATGTGATTAGTAGTTGTTGTACCATCAATACTATCAAATGCTTTATAGTATGTTAATCTAGCTGTATATGCAGTATCAGGTGTAGGACTAAATCTAAAGTTAGATCCTTCAATAGAATACATCTTAGGAACTCCAGATCTTTCAAAGCCGCTTGTGTTAGCTTGATGATATGCAGTTGTAAGTTCTAATGTTTGGTCAGGTGTAGAACTTGTTAAAATAAAACTACGAGCCTGTAAGAAACCAGTAGGTAGAGCTTCTGTTTCTGAGTCTACTGTAAATGATGTATCAACTGTTTCCATGTTTCTAACTCTTAATCTTCGATTAAAGTCAGCTTCTGTTAAGTCAATAAAATCATCTATCTCAG